TGGATTACAAAATTCTAGCACTGGTGTAGCATTTACTGCAACTGAATCAGGAAGTGCTGTATCAATTCAGTACACCACAACTAACACTGGCTCAGACGCTACCTTAACTTATTCTACTACAAAACTAGCCTAATGTGGCACTCAACCTTTGATCAACGGTTGACCGCATGGAACCAACTGCGTACCCAATGTGTCACTGCTTCAGTTGACAAGATATTGACTGATGTTAATGATTGGTGGTTTGACACTCCGTGGCGGGCTTACCATTTGCATTGGGATGATCGAGCAACCTGGCCTAGTCCCTGGGAATTATTAGACGACAATTTGTTCTGCTCGCTTGCTCGCGGGCTAGGAATCCTGTATACTATAGCAATGATAGACCATCCCAACATACAGGATGCTGAATTAATAGACACTGGCAGCGACAATTTAGTCCTAGTTGGTCAAAAGAAATATATACTGAATTGGGACCGACAGCAAGTGTTAAATATCAATCTAACACCGTTTAGTGTCCAGCACAGTGTCGGTCAAGAACAAATAAAAACACAAATAAAGTAGCGAAAAATGAAAAATATAATAGTTGTCAAGCGCAGCGGACAGCGCGAGCCATTAGCATTGGAAAAATGGCAGACCCAAATTGCCAAAGTATGTTCAGGCATAGCAGATGTAAGCCAGAGCATGATAGAGATACGCACACAGCTACATTTTTACGATGGAATTACCACCAAAGAAATTGATGGCATCACCTTGCGAGCTATCGTGGATCTTATCGATGTGGAGCAAAATCCTGATGTTGGGCACACCAACTATCAGCATGTGGCAGGCAAGCAACGACTCTCCATGCTACGTAAAGATGTATACGGATCATACGATCCTCCACACTTGTATGACATTGTGAAAACAAATGTGGCCACTGGGTTGTACACTCCTGAACTGCTGGAATGGTATAATGAAGATGATTGGAACCGCATGCAAGGCATGATTGACCATGCCAAAGACGAACAGTATTCTTATGCTGCCATTGAGCAGTTGATTGAAAAGTATCTTGTTAAAAATCGTTCCACAGGAAAAATCTATGAAACTCCACAAGTCAGATACATGGTCGCCGCAGCCACAGTCTTCCATAAGGAAGAACCTAACACAGCTAGGATGCGTTATATTAAAGAGTATTACAATGCTGCCAGTGATGGGCTTTTTACTTTGGCTACTCCAGTGCTTGCTGGTCTGGGCACTCCTACCAAGCAGTTCAGCTCTTGTGTGCTTATTCGTTCTGACGATGACCTGGATAGTATTTTTGCTAGCGGTGAGATGATGGCCAAGTATGCCAGTAAACGTGCTGGCATTGGCCTGGAGATAGGCCGTCTACGCCCACTAGGTAGTCCCATCAGAGGAGGGGAAATCATGCACACAGGTATGATTCCCTTCCTAAAGAAATGGTTTGGAGATTTACGTTCATGTTCACAAGGCGGTATCCGTAATGCAAGTGCCACTGTTTTTTATCCCATCTGGCATCATCAATTCGATGATCTTATTGTGCTCAAGAACAATCAAGGAACCGAAGAAACCCGTGTCCGACACATGGACTATGGGGTGGTGCTTTCTGCTTTTTTCTGGCGTAGATTTAAACACAAACAAAACATCACGTTCTTTGACCCTAACCAAGTACCGGAACTTTACGAGGCATTCTACTCCAACACTGCACTTTTTGAAGATCTGTATGTCAAATATGAAGCTAGATCTGACCTCCGGAAGAAGGTTATGTCTGCTGAAGAAGTCTTCAAATCAGGCATACTTAAGGAGCGAACAGACACTGGTCGTATCTATCTAGTGTTCATTGACAATGTGATGAATCAAGGACCATTTGATCCTGAGTATCACACCATTTACCAGAGTAATCTTTGCTGTGAAATTCTTCTTCCTACTAAACCCTTTAAACGTCTGGATGACAGCGATGGTCGTATTGCACTATGCACCTTGGGCTCAATCAATTGGGGTGCATTCCGTAATCCAGAAGACATGCGCCGTGCTTGCCGTATATTGCAGCGTAGCCTGTGCAACATTCTTGACTATCAAGACTTTCTCTCCATCCAGTCTAAACTTTCAAATGATGAGATCCAGCCCCTGGGTATTGGAATCACCAACCTTGCCTACTGGCACGCCAAGCGCAGCCTCCAATACGGAGAATCAGACGCCTTGGCTGAAGTCAAGACGTGGATGGAACACCAAGCCTACTACTTGACCGAAGCCACTGTTGAGCTGGCCAAGGAGCGTGGTGCTTGCAAAGATTCTCACCGTACCTGGTATGGTAAAGGCATATTTCCATGGGAACGAAGAGCTGTTGGGGTTAATGAACTTGCAAATTTTGCACCAGAACTAGACTGGGAACCCTTGCGTGAACTCATGAAAACTCACGGAGTGCGCAATGCCACACTGATGGCAGTGGCTCCTGTGGAGTCAAGTTCTGTGGTGATCAACTCAACCAATGGTATTGAAATGCCCATGAGTTTGATCACTGTGAAAGAATCCAAAGCAGGATCACTCACACAAGTGGTACCTGAATATCATAGATTAAAAAACAAGTACCAACTGATGTGGGCACAAAAAGACTGCATAGGATACTTGAAAACCGCGTGTGTGTTGGCAGCGTATATTGATCAGTCAATCTCTACCAACACATTCTACAATCCAGCGCACTGGCCTGATCGCAAGGTGCCTACCACACTGATTGCTCGCAACCTAATGCAGGCACATCACTGGGGACTCAAGACATTCTACTACAGCCTTATCAACAAGGCCGGCAGTAAAATGATCAAAGAAGATGCACCTGCGCCCATGCCGGATATTGATTTTGATCTTGAAGAAGATTGTGAATCGTGTAAGTTATGAATAGTATCGAAAAGGTCTGGGCACGAGCCACAGGCCACCTAATGGGGCACACAGACCATGACCGTCCTGATGTGCCCATTTTAACTTTACGAGAAGCTCGATTGGCCTTGTTCTTCAAGACCTTTTGGGTTATAATACATGTTGTAACCTGCGGGTTCATCATAGCAAATACAATAAGGCACTGGTAATATGAGCAAAGCACAATACAATCTCGCCACCAAAACAGACTATTTACATCGCAAGATGTTTTTGGATCCTGCTGGTCCTGTGACCATTCAGCGATTTGAAGAAGTCAAGTATAACAAACTGGCCAAGTACGAGCAGGAAGCTCGCGGCTTCTTTTGGGTGCCAGAAGAAATTTCCTTGAGCAAGGATGCCAATGACTTTAAAGAAGCGTCAGACACAGTCAAGCATATCTTTACTGCAAATCTGTTACGCCAAACAGCATTGGACTCATTGCAAGGCCGTGGTCCAGCACAGGTGTTTACTCCTGTGGTGAGCATTCCTGAACTAGAAGCCCTAATGTACAACTGGAGCTTCTTTGAAACCAACATTCATAGCCGCAGTTACAGTCACATCATTCGTAACATCTACAATGTACCAAAGGATGTGTTCAGCACCATTCACGATACTAAAGAGATTGTGGACATGGCTTCAAGTGTGGGCAAGTATTACGATCACTTGCACATGGTCAACTGCGAAAAGGAATTAGAAGTTCCTGTCAAAGATCACAGTCATGTCAAAGCCATTTGGATGGCTCTCAATGCCAGTTACGCATTAGAGGCATTCCGCTTTATGGTATCATTTGCTACCAGTTTGGCCATGGTAGAAAATCGCATCTTTATTGGCAATGGTAACATCATTCAGTTGATCCTGCAGGACGAAATCCTGCACAAGGAGTGGACAGGGTGGATTATCAATCAAGTGGTGAAAGAAGATCCTCGCTTTGTTCAAGCCAAGGCTGAATGCGAAGCCGAAGTATATCAACTGTACTTGGATGTGATCCGTGAAGAAAAAGAATGGGCAGACTACTTGTTCAACAAGGGCCCAGTGATTGGCCTTAACGCACAGATCTTAAAAGACTTTGTGGACTACACCGCAGCCAATGCACTGAAAGAAATTGGCATCAAGTATCAAGAGCCGGCACCGCGAAGCACACCCATACCGTGGTTCAACAAGCACGTGGATACCAGCAAGAAACAGACTGCCCTGCAGGAAAATGAATCAACCAACTATGTTATTGGCGTTATGGGCGACGCCATTGACTACGACGAACTGCCCAACCTATGATGGACGAATGGTATTACAAACGAGCCGAATGGAAAGAAGCATTTGCATTGATTCCTCGCCGTTGCGATCTCAGTGGTAGATGGATATGGGGTCGGCATGTTCGTGGTACTAGGTTTATCACAGGCCCCGGAGATACAATAGAGATTAGTATCTGGAATCATCGTCACGAACACACCATTTACAGACTAAAAGGAAAACTCAAATGAAAGCAATTGTATGGTCAAAAGACCAATGCCCCTACTGCGACCAAGCCAAGGCGTTGTTGAAATCACGCAACATTGAATTTGAAGAACGCAATATCCAGCATGACTGGACACGAGAACAACTACTAGAAGCAGTACCAAATGCTCGCTCAGTACCACAGATCTTTTTAGATGACGAGCTTGTGGGCGGGTTCACTGAACTCAGAACAAAATTAACCAATCAATAAGGAAAAAAATGTTAGTAGATAAAAGTATTTCGCCAGGCGAAGTTGTAACTATCAAACTCACGTCGGGTGAAGAAATAGTGGCCAAATTAGTAGAGATTGGAATCATGCATTATACACTGAGTAGACCAATGGTAATTGGCATGGGACAAAATGGTCCTGGATTGATGCCATACTTGTTTACAGTGCATCCAAACAAGTCTGTCAGCTTGCACAAAAGTACAGTAACAGTGTTCGAAGAAACTGACAAACAGTTTGCTGAACAGTACCTCCAAAGTACCATTTGACCACTACTAAATAACACATGGGGCATAAGTTTGTCATTATGAAAGCAGGAGTTCTGTTTACATACAACAACTATGAAGATATCCCACGTGATTTAGATCATGTGATTGAATTTTTACCCGAGATTCCGCCAGGCCCGCACACTCAAGAACAACATGATAGCATTGAGGCCTGGGAAGAAAAGTTTCAGAAGTTAATGGAGATTGAACATGCCCGCAGTGGCCAGACAAGGTGATCAAGGAGTTCCGCATTGCAGTCCATTCAGCATTGCCTCAGGCAGTGGATCAGTATTTGTTGATGGAATGCCAGCAGCCACAGTAGGTAGTGCAAGTACAGCACATCAATTACCTGGCGGCCGCGCATGTGGCACTCACAACTCTAGCATAGCCGGTGGTAGCGGAACAGTATTTGTTGGTGGCAAACCCATTGCCCGCGTTGGGGATCCGTTTGGTGGATGCACCAGTGTCAGCCAAGG